TGCTCTGACCTGTTCAAACTTTTTCATTCTACTTTCTAAATCAGTAGATCTTTCTGCTGCTTTTTTGTCTGCAATGGACTCTACTATTGCAGCAACATCAGGATGCTGTCTTGCCCATGCGTCAACTTCTTCAGTAGACTTAGGTAGAACAAGTTCATTCTTTGATGCAAGATTAAGTTGAGACTCTAGCTTTTCTAAACGAGACTGCATTTCTTTTTCTTTTTCAGATGTGTGTCTACGTAAATCACCGTAGCGTTTCTTAAAAGATTTTTCTTCTGCAGTTAACCCTTCATCTTCGTCTTTAGTTTCAACTTTATTTAAAGGGTGGTCGTCTGATATATCTTCTTGGGTTTCTACGTCAGGACTGCGCCCTGCGTCTTTCATTAGTTGATCTAGTTCTTCTTGGTCTTTAGCTGCACGAGCTATGTTTCTGTTGTGTGCTGGGGAATTTACCACTACAGGTATTTCTTTTTGGACTGCTACTTCCGACATGAGTTACTCCTTTATGTTGGGGCCAGCAAATTTACTGGGTAGCCTTATTGTTATTATCGAGTTGTTTTTGTAGCTATTTCTTTTTCTTTTTACGTGAAGCTAGTCCCCCTTTATTAAATCCTGCTCCCCCTATATAACCTTTACCTTGAGCTTGCCCTCTTGCAGTTTCTTTATCTGGCATCCCACCTGTAGGATCAGAATATTGTGCGTTGTCTGCGTTTTCGTTATCTCCTGTAACTACAGGAGTGTTATCCTCGTATGGTTTCATAAGCTCTTTAACTTTTTTGTCTCTAGCGGCTACACCTTTTGCACTTGTATCTGATGATATATCAGAAGCGTCTTGAAACACTTTTGGAGTAGCCCCAGGAGTAAAAGTTTTTTCTGATTCAGTAACATTACCATCACTATCAATAACACTTGAAATAACTTTACTATATCCTTTTTTATTAAATTTGCCATCTTTAGTGTTTGCTAAGAAAGCTGGGTATATTACAGTTTTAAATGTATTTAGTATACCAGGTGTAATTTCATCTTCTGCCGTTAGATCTCTTACTATAGTACCTTCAAGAGGGTGTCCTATGGGATGAACACGAAAGCCATCTCCAATTTCTTCTTCCCCTGGTTCAGCTTTTTGTCCACCACCTGACGGAGGCAACGTACCATATTCATTGATATATGCCATAATTTGAGCTGTACTATTGGTAGGAAAAAACTTATCAATTAGTTTTGCTGCAACACCAAGCGTCCCAAAACCAGGTAGTTCAAAAGGAGGATTCATAGAGTCATTTACTATGTCAGCTAAAGTAGGTCTTACTGGTGGGCCACTATCTGTATTATTTTCACCCTCCTCTGATTGAACAGGAGTGGGATCTACCGTTTCTACTGGCGTTACTGCTGCACCTTCTTCAACATATCCTGGTGGTATAGGAGGTACAGCTATGCCATTTATAAACCTAATGTACATTTTTAAACCTGCATCGTTTACATATGTCTTAACTACAGGCGCAGATCCTGTATTCATTTCAGTAACTAGTCCCCCTGGTTCATAACCACGTATCATTCCACCTTTATTTGCAGCTACAGGTTGCCCATCATCAAAAGTTTCTAATTCATCTAAAGAAAAAGGAAGCTCTTCTTGCCCCTCTATAGGTTCTCCACCCATACGTCCATTTCTTTCTAATCCAGCAAGTTCTGTTTTAGCTTGTGTGCGAAGATCTTCAAAAAACTTTATACCATAAAATTGTAGTACATCAGCAGGTACAACATATTCTCCTGCACTTAATCTAGCAGGTATGTCATCTCTAACTTCTGAAGGCAACGCGCCAGGGGGTACTTCATTACCGCTTACTGGGTCTACTTCTGTTCCAAACGCCATTTCAGTTTGTTCTTCAAGTGCCATTACTGGGCCTCCTTCTGCCATTAATTCAGGAACAGGTCCTGTGTATGTTTCTGTTTCATCTGTTCTGTCTCGAAAGCTGTCAGGCCCAGCATATTCTTCTTTATATGATGTTGGAACATTTTTTTGTTCAGACATAAATTTTCTTAAATCATCATCTCCTGACTCATATCCCATACGTGGGTTAACATTATTTTTTCGTCTAATAGAACTCTGTACAGCTTCAGGAGGAGAATTTCTTGATAACCAAGCTGAAGCAGCGTCGTTTATCATTTTTAAATCATTATACATAGGCATTGTAGCACTGGGATCTGCAGTTTCTATATTATTTTTTCTTTTTAAATATGCAGGATTTGGCGTTTGAATAGTTGATCTTATATAAGAGGGTATAACTTTAGGGTCAGTTAATGATCTTGCTACTTGATCTTTATAGTTGTATTCACTTGCAGGGTCTTTAACTTCGTACACAGGTTTTCTATCATCAAAACCAATTAAATCAGGACTAGTTTCAGAAGAAAGTTGCATTAATTCATCAATCGGGGGTATCTTCCCTGTACCACTTAAAATTTCACTTATTAACGTATGTTCGTTACTGGTTTCAGGATCAAAACCATAAGCAAGATCCTCGTTTCTAAGTCGGTCAAGAGTTTTTATTGCATCAGTCCCTAAGTTACCACTATCTACTAATACATTTGTTCCGTGGTGCATTAATTCGTGAATTAGAGTATCTAATGAACTTGATCGAGCATCTGCCTGTAATTGTATTGCTTTTTTTTGATCCATAGACAATGAATTGTAATAACCTGTTTGAAATTCTTTTTTACCATTTTTATCTATTTTATAAAGGTTATTAATATTAGGATACGGTTCGTTATTGTTTTTTAGTTTTTTAAGTAAATCACCAAGCGCACCACCTATATCTGATTTTGGGTCTAAAATATCTGTTGCGTTATAGAATAAATAGGCGTTACGTTCTGCGGATAACTCTCCACCAGAGCTACCAATTTCAGTCATCATTGCCCCTCTAGTTAGACCTCCGTATCTTGTTGTACCATCGTCAAGTTTAAATGGTGCTATAGGTGCTTTATCCCCTGTCTCATTGTAGTTAAACGACTGTATATTTTTAATAACTTTACTTAAATCTCCCCCTGTGCCTCGCATCATATTTCGCAACCCTACTTGAGCTAAAGGATTGCCTTTTATTAATTTTTCTAACTCAACTTGTAATTCAATATCATTGCCTGTAAATTTAGGAGCAACTAAAGGGGGGAGTTCAGGTGCTGCTATTGCAAAACCTTCAGGAAACAGGTCCTTTCCTCTTTGTATAATTTCTTTAATATCAGCTGGACTTGGAGAAGGAAACATGTCCTCTGTCCAATTATTTAAAAATACTTCTTCAGATTTAGTTTTATGCATTAACTTTATCCCTAAGTAATTTTAGTTGTTTTAATGCCATAATAGAACCCTGCGCTCTATGTATTTCTATTGTTGTACTAGCTTGTTCTAAGTTTCGATGGGCAGAAGATATTTTTATATCTAGTTCTTCAAGAAAAGCGTCCCATTCTTTTTTGTTATTCACAAAAGTTTTAAGCGACATTACCAGTAAATCCTTCTTCTCCTGGTGCTAAAGCCATTCCTGTTCCTACTTGACCACCGCCACCGCCTGTTGCATCCATTGCATCAGCACCAGCTACAGCTTGAGGTGCGCCACCTGGAGGTGCTGGTGGACCCATACCTTCTTGAGGTGGAGGTGCTGGTTGTTGGAAGTTTTTCAGTAACTCAGCTTGAATAGCTGCATCTTGTAATGAGTTAGTAACTTTATCAGGATCTAAGTCCATGCTCTTAGCTATTTCTCTAATGATGTAATCCATCTTAGCAAAGGGTGCTAGGGCTGGGTTTTGTACTGTACCTAAGAACTGCATTAGTCGTTGACTACGTACCTCATTAGCCATTAGGCTTTCTGTGCCACTAGCTTTAACTTCTAAGTCACCTCGTATATCTGGGTCAAAGTCAAACTGCATATTAAAAGCAAAGAACGCTTTACCCATAGGAGCAATAAGATAGTCATCTACATTCTTAACTACAGAACGTATGCTACCATTAGCGGCTGACATTAACATAGATATACCTGACGCGGTACGTCCTACACCTGACACTCCAGTCTGCCCGTGAGCAAAGCTAGGAAAGCCTGTGCTTTCATCAGCTAGTACTCTAGCCTTATCGAACAACTGCATATTCTCCCCAGCAACATTAGGAAACTTAGTGCCAAACAATGCTTGCCCTGGCGCACCGCCTTGTCTACGGAATACTTTACCTGGATACACTGACATATCCTGTCCTGGCACAAGGTTGGTTTCATCAACCTCGATAATAAGATTACCAGATAGCGCAGCATTATCAATCGCCATACGCATAAAGCCGTTCATTAATGTTTGGGTATCGTCCATGTTTTCGGCAATACCTACACCAAAGAAACTATATGGGTTGTGTTCAAATGGAACAGCGTAATATGGGATACGTGCAGGTTTAAATGGGTTTAACACCATTCGTAGCACTTCTCCATTGCAGCACCAGATGTTGCAGTTCACTTCTGGTAAATCTTCTAATTCTTTAGGAATACTAACACCGTTTTCTTCGAGGATGTTTGTATCAACAAATCCCCAAAACTCTAAAACTTCCCAGCGTTCTGATGCGTTATGTTTAGCATCATCATCTTCCATATTCATTTCCCAGTGCTTTAATGTATAATCAGCACCTACATCTATTGCTTGCTCTATACCATCAATCATAAAGTATGGGCGACTTTTTAAAGATCTTAATTGATTGCGAGACATCTTATGCCGTTCAACTGTGTATTCTGCGTCATCCATACTAGCAGCTTCTGGGTCAGGATAAAAGTTCCACACAGATACATGATTAGTTGATGGTACAGTTTTAATTAAAGGATCGTAGTCACCCTCTTCATTCCAATTAGGATATTCTTTGTCTACAGCAAAGGGACCTTTCATTACGCCCATACCTAATAGAGCCATTTCAAATGCCATACTACGAAGATGTTTAGATGCACCCGACTCAACTAACTGGTCGTGTATTTTCTTTTCCATCTTCTTAGCTGCAATCATAGCAGGATGAAAAGTAACTGTTGTTGCTGTTCCTCCTTCACCTTCTATTATTTTTTCACTTATTGGAGAAAGTTTTTCTTCCATTCCTCCAAGACGCATCTGCAAATCTTTTATAGTTTCACCTGGCTCTAATTTTGTATCAGGGCCGATAATAAAAGGTTCAGGGGGCGTATCATTAAAGGTACTTTTTAAAATATCTAGTCCTGCTTCTGCGGCTGGATCTATATTGATATGTACTGACTCACTAACACCATCAGGTAAAACAGTAGGGTCCACAGATAAAGGGAATTTGTTATTACCAAATAAAACATCAATGATCTGCCCATATGCAGCCAATGTTTTAGTCTTGGTGACTTTAACAAATACACGAGACTTTTCCGTTTCAGTGAATTGTACATCTGGTCCATATAAACCCCTATAGTTTCGGTATGCCCGTAGCCATCTTTCCTCATCGCCTTCTCTAGCATCTTCTGCTCTCTTAAATCGTTCTGATACAAAAGAAACAACCGCATTAGATGATTCAAAGATTTTATCTTCTGCATCTTTTGCGGCTATTACGTCGTCTGTTTCAAATGATAGGTCATCTATTTTTGCCATATTTAATATCCAAAGCTAGGATCAGCCGCTTGAAAGCCTGATCGTTGTGTTGCTGGGTTGAAATCCCAAATAGAACTTCTAGGTCTTGTCATAATACCATACCGTAAAGCATCATAAAGGTGATCTTCTGCGTTAGTATCTACGTCTTCTGGGTTACGCTTATCTAATGGAATAGCTGGTAACTGTGCTATTGTATTAGTGCAGGTAGACATAAACACTATTCGTGGTTTTTCCGTAAACTCATCTACTTGTAAACGCCTGTGTAGTTCGTTCTTTCCTGACACCCTAGATCCTTTTGATCTATCTGAGGGTCGCCACCGACACCCTTTCATATTCATCTGTTCAGCTAGGCTAGGACCAGTATCTCCTCTATTGTGCCATAGTGAACTATCAAGTACTCCGTATCGTATTGTGCCATCTTCTTTTTCTGCGTCAAGTATCATATCAGCTAAGTCTGTTGCTGTAACTTTAGAACAGTATAATTCTCTGTATATTACTAGTGACTCATCTGGTGCTACAGCTAACCAAACAACTCCTGTATGACTTCCGTATCCGTAGTCACACGCTCTAAACTTAGTCCAGTTAGTTGGTATCTTGTATGGATCAACTACGTGTATCTTTCTATTAAACTCAGGAAACGCTGCACCTTCATTTACATCCCAGTTACCTTCAAGTAATTGCTTTCTTGAATGTTCAGGTAGAGATAGAAGCATTGCTTCGTAGTCTCCACTTTCAGCTAGGTAAGGATTGTCAAACAAACTAGCAGGAATAAACCTGCGTCTAAATAATGGTTGTCCTTCTTTGGTGTGGCCTTTAGGAAAACGTATCTCTTCTCCTGTTTCTATATTTGTGGCCCAGAAAGGTTCTCTTAATGGTGACGGGTCTATAAACATTTTTTTAACCCATTGATGTCCTAAACCACCAGGGTTCGTAGTAGCTCTCATATACAAACCTAATTCGGCTGCACTGGCACTACGCAAACGAGACCTCATATAGTCCCAAGCGTAAGGAGAACTCCACTGTGTTAATTCGTCAAAGCCGATCCAATTAAACGCCTGACCCTGATAACGTGTAACATCCATATCTTTGTCGAGGTACGACATCCAAAGTCTGCCACCTCTAGGCGAGATCCACTGGCTCTTCCTCTCAGACCATTTGATACCTGGTACTGCACGAGGGTATAGTTCTTGGCTTTTTTGTATAAGTTCACGGAGTTCCTCAGTTGTGTGTCTGACTAGTAGCCCACTAAAGTTAGGACTGTTT